TTGAAAAGTAAAAAAATTGATTTTCAGATTTTAATATATAAGTAAAAAAATAATTAAGACATCATGCCAATAGATAACAAAAATTTAGGGAAATACAGATTACCAAAGATTTACCAAGTTGAGATTGATCAATCCATTGTACAACTCCCTATTCAAGATGTTTTGATAAATTTGGTGCCGGGTTTCTCTAAAAAAGGACCTGTAAATCGTCCAGTTAGAGTTGATAGTCCAGCTGAATTCGAAGCTATTTTCGGAACTATTGATAAAAACTTAGAAAACAAAGGATCATTCTTTCATAGAATGGTCGAAGATATGTTAAATACTGGACCGGTATGGGCATTAAATTTATTATTAACAAATCCTATTAGGGATACCCTTGAATACGAATCATTTTCGGTCACACCACAATATGATAATGGACCGGAAACAACAGCCCCATACGAAAGATTTTTCAATAGACAAGATTTTTGGGAAAGAGATACCGAATCATTTGGTGATATCGTTACTGAAAATTATATCGATGACCCAACTACTCAACCAGACCCAGCAAAAAATTTATTGAGTATTACTAATATCGGTACTACAAGACTTACTACTTTCATATATAAATCATCAATCACTGGATTCGATGTGACAGCTGAATCTTGGTATGGAAGTGCCGATAAAGTTCCTTTATTCATGTTTCCACAAGATTTAATTTCTGATTATATGATTACGGTTGTGTCAGTAGCTGGCGATTTTACAAACTACGGTGCATTGGCAGTAGATTCATATTGGGGTAAATATTTCAATACGAATGGTCTTATAAAATCACAATTACTTAATTTCATCAATGATGATTTAGTTAATCGAGTAGCTTATTATGATTGTTCATTAATTCCTAATTTTAGAGATCTTAATGGATTAGATATGTATGTCAAGGATGTTATCAATTCTTCAACCGATACAACTGGTTTATTCTGTTATTATGACGAAGATGCTTTATTAAGTTCAGATTTTTATAAGGGAAATATTGACCTTATTGGTCAAACATTAGTTGGTTCAGATAAAACTACTATTGATTTCATGTCATACTATGGTAGTATCACCGATCAACAAACTTATAATGAAAAACCACTTGATAGTTTGAATAGTCCTACCAATGCTTTTGGTAACTACTCTCCCCATATGGGTGATGAATTTGTTATTGGAAGTGGAAGAACAGCTAATTATACAAATTGGTACACTAACATTTCACCATCTGGTAATACAACTGGTAATAAAAATAGGTCATATGCTTATAAAATCAAAGATATTGATAGTGGTGGAACAATAACTTTATCCGATATATCTATGATGGAGGTTGATGATATTATTTATTTTAATAAAACATTTAGTTCTGTTGTTAATACAACACCATATTACATCACAGATATAACAAGTATTAGTGGAATTACAGTATCCTTGACGAAGGGTGGTACAACACTTATTCCTATAAGTGGTTCTACAACAAATTTATTTATTTACAGTTTAAAAGAAAAATTCGTAGATAATAGTACTACAAATCCTTGGTCATATGTAATTGGTCAGAATGTTTATACATTGACAGGAACAACCTTATTTCATCCACCACTTACTATTTCAAATAGTGGATTGTCATATGGAAGATACGATGTTGTTTACTTAAACAGTGATGCTTCTCAAATTCATGTATTGAGTGGTAATCAGGTTAGTTCAACTTCAACCCCATTACCGAGTGAACCTAATTTTACATTAAGTAACGAGAATAGTATTATCTTAGGATATTCTCTAATAATTTATAATGGTGTAGTAGGTAATACTTCACCATCGATTACTTATACATGGAATGGGGTAACAGTAGATGCTGGGGCAAGTTATAAATTTTTAGGAAATAGTGATATTACAGCATTAAGTGGAACAACCTCAGATGGTATTAATTACATGAATATAACTTTTGTTGGAACGAAAGGTTCAGTTGATTATACCAATTATAATAAATTGAGATTAACTAAAATTTTCACAGAAGTTTATACTAATTTATTAGGTAACAAATCGGTTATTATAAATTGGAAAAATGGTGATAAATTCTCAATCTTAAATCCAACTATTTTTGCACCAACTACATCATCTGATGGTTATATTACAATATATTTCGACTCAATTCAACCATTCGACTATTTTAAAACATCAGATAGTTCATTTTTGATTTATTACATCGACAATGAATTTGTAATGGATTCTATCAACGAAGTTGATACGTTAATAACAACTACACACCCATTATCATATTATACAACACCATTAAATCAAAAAACAGGTATCGTGGCTAAATATAGTAATTTCTATCAAGATTATTACAATGGTATAATCAATAATGGTGATTATTTCTTTGTTGATAATACAACAGGTACAACCCAAACTAAAGTATTTTTGAAGATGTACTTTGATACAAATGCAAACTTAACTGTTAAATTTGTGGATGTTGAAGGAACTTCTTATCCAATAAGTCGATTCTCAGGACTTTATGATTCTAAACTAATCATTTATTCAGGTAAGGGAAGTCTCAAAGAAACTGTCGAAATCGAAAATCCAAGTTATATTACTGATCCTACAAATACATCAATAATATATGTTGATAAAACAAGATATGCTAATTTAGTAAAAGGTATGTATCTTGAAGCTTATTACGACACGACATATTTTGATAATCCCGGAGATGGATATTTATTAGGTCAACTTCCAAGAAAACTTGTACGTATCATTAATATAAAGAATGATACCGTAAATCCAAAATACAAGATTATTTACACTGATGGAGCAATTAAAATTTCTTCTATCACTGGAAATACTGGTTTAGATTATTATACTACTTCATATCAAACAATTGACAATTATTTCGATCAATATGTTGGAATAACAATGAAACCATTTATAATTAATCAAGCTTCAATTCCAAATGGAACTGATACCCGTCAACAAGAAATATTAAGTATTATTGATAAATCTACAAACTTAGCAAAAGGTTTAGCTAACAAGAATAGAATTTCTTGGAGATATATGATTGACTCTTTCGGTTTAGGTTTAACAGCCAATTCGAAACAAGAAATGGTTGACCTTTGCGGTTTGAAACTTAATTGTCTTGGTTTCATTAATATGCCAAGTGTTCGTCAATTGAAAACTTCATTGAATCCAAGTTTCATAAATTCTGATAGAACTTTGAATACTGGTTATTTAGCCGAAGGTGGAAATCCAAATCTAAATCCAAGTTTCTTATACAGTTTTGGTCAGAAGAATCTGGATGTTGATGGTAGAAGTTGTGTTGGTTACTTCTTCCCATATGTAAAGGGTACAGATGATTTAACAAAATTCATTCCACCTGCAGCTAAAATAGCTAAAGCATATATGAATAAATTCACAACCACAACTGGAGGTATATATCCTTGGACTGTCGTAGCTGGTTCAATATTGGGTGTATTACCAGATGTTACTGAAACTGAAATGAGATTTACAGATGATAATCTTCTTGATCTTATGAATATGTGTGCAAATCCAATTGATTATACACAATCGAAAGGTTTTTACATCAATTCAGAAAATACTGCACAAGTATTCCCATACAGTTCATTGAGTATAATCCATAGTCGCGAAGTTCTTATAGAACTTGAAAATAGACTATACGATATGTTATTGAATTATCAGTGGAGATTTAATACAGCTGAAATTCGTAACGAGATGAAATATAGAGCAGATCAAATTTGTAAAGAGCTTTGGGATTCAAATGCACTATATAACTTCAAGAATGTCTGCGATGCTTCTAATAATACGAATTATATCATAGATCTTCAGATGGGAGTGCTTGACACGTATGTGGAAATAATCAAAGCAATGGGAACGATCGTTAACAACATTACTATCCTCAAAAAAGGTAGTATTACATCCGGCGGTTTCGTACCAAGCAATAAACAAATCTAATAAAATAAAAATGGTA